CTATAATGACTAACCTCGCAACATCACGGTTTACTGCTGCGGATCTTCCTGCCTTGATGGAAAGAATTACCCGCAATAGCATTGGAATGGATGAATATTTTGATCGTCTGTTTCATCTTCATGAAACAACTTCTAACTATCCCCCATATAACCTTGTTCAAGTAAGCAATGTAGAATCAAGACTTGAACTTGCACTTGCTGGATTTAAAAAGGAGGAAGTCCATGTATACACAGAGTATGGAAAACTTTTTATCGAAGGGCAAAAGGAAGATAGGGAGTCTGATACCCAATACATCCATAAGGGATTGGCTCAAAGAAGTTTCAAGAGAGCATGGACACTATCAGACGACACGGAAGTACGAGAGGTTGCATTCGAAGATGGATTGTTAATGATTAAACTTGGTAAAATAGTTCCAGAGCATCATACACGTAAAGACTACTTATAAATAATATTGAATATCGTCGGCGCAGGGGAACAACTGGCAAAATCCAGTTGACTTCCCCCTTTTTTCTTGCTATAATTTTTTGAGGTACTTGACAAATATGACTATTAAACTTGCTGTACTTAAATCTGGTGAAGATGTAGTAGCAGATATTAAGGAATTAGTTGATGACGAAGGAAATTTAATTTCTTTAATTTTTTCAAATCCAGTTGTTGTTAAATTGATTTCCCCACAAACTCTACTTGAGAATGAAAAGGAGCATGAGTATAAAATTGCCTTTTATCCTTGGATGCCTTTATCTTTTGATACAAATATTCCAGTAAAAAAGGACTGGATTGTGACTATAGTGGAACCAGTAGAAATGGTAAAAAAATCTTATGAGGAACGAATGAATGGAAACGAACAAAACAATAATGTTAATTCTCTTAATGAACAATACATTCCTGATATCTGAAATTGAAGAACTAGTTGTGGACTTGGGACAACCAGATTGTAAACTTACAAATCCCTTTGTTGTGTCTGAAGGTGAAAAATTATCTCCATGGATAGGAGACTATACAGATGCCGACCAATTGATGATTAGTTCGGATAAGATTCTGACACTAATTGAACCTAAACAAACTTTGCTTGACGAATATTTAGAACTTACACAATGAGATTTTACACCAACGTCTATGAAAAATTTAATAAAATGTTGGTCCGTGGTTATGACAACGGTGAATACTTTCAAATAGAAGAAGATTATCAACCTACTTTATTTGTACCTTCAAAGAAAAAAACAAAATATAGAACGTTGGATGGATATCCAGTAGAACCTATTCAACCTGGAAAAATTTCAGAGTGTAGAGAATTTCTAGAAAAATATTCTAAGGTTGAGGGATTTGTTGTCTATGGCAATGACAACTATAAAGCACAGTATATTTCTGACAAATATCCAGAAGAAGAAATAAAATTTGATATTTCAAAAATCAGATTATTTACAATTGACATCGAGGTTTCTGCTGAAAGTGGATTCCCAAATGTCTTTGATTGTGCGGAAGAAATTCTTACAATTACCCTTCAGAACTATGCAACAAAGCAGATTATCTGTTTTGCAAATTCCAGAGAGTATAATAATACTCGCAAAGACCTTGCATATGTAAAGTGTTCTGATGAAATTGATTTGATTCACCGATTCCTTGCATTCTGGCAACAGAATACTCCAGATGCTATTACTGGATGGAACTGTGAGTTGTATGATATCCCATATATTGCTGGACGTATTGAACGGATTCTTGGAGATAAGGAAGCACGTCGTCTTTCTCCTTGGGGTAATATCCGCAGGAAAGAACTTGTGATTCAGGGAAGAGAACAAATCTCTTACGAAATTGCGGGGGTTTCTGTGATTGACTATCTTGATTTGTATAAAAAGTTTACTTATACAAATCAAGAGTCATATCGTCTTGACCATATTGCAAATGTGGAACTGGGACAGAAAAAACTAGACCACTCTGAGTTTGAAACCTTTAAAGATTTTTATACAAAAGATTGGCAAAAGTTTGTTGACTATAACATCAAAGACGTTGAACTTGTTGACCAACTGGAAGACAAGATGAAACTTATTGAGTTGTGCCTCACTATGGCATACGATGCTAAGGTTAACTATAATGATGTATTTTTTCAGGTAAGAACTTGGGATGCCATCATTTATAATTATCTTAAGAAACGCAACATTGTTATTCCTCCAAAAGATAAATCATCAAAAGATGAAAAATATGCGGGGGCATATGTTAAGGAACCGATTCCTGGGATATATGATTGGGTGGTCAGTTTTGACCTTAATTCTCTGTATCCCCATCTTATTATGCAGTACAATATTTCTCCAGAGACACTCCTCAACGAGAAACATCCACAAGCAACTGTTGATAGAATCCTTGAAGAACAGATAAATTTTGAACTGTATAAAGATTATGCAGTCTGTGCTAACGGTGCAATGTATCGTAAGGATGTGAAAGGATTTCTTCCCGAGTTAATGGAAAAGATGTATGGGGACCGAGTTATCTTCAAAAAGAAGATGATTGAGGCAAAGAAAGAATATCAGAAGACTCCAACCAAAGAATTGGAAAAAGAGATTGCTCGTTGCAATAATATTCAGATGGCAAAGAAGATTTCTCTGAACTCTGCTTATGGTGCCATCGGAAACCAATACTTTAGATACTATAAACTAGCAAATGCTGAGGCAATTACTTTGTCTGGGCAAGTCTCAATTCGTTGGATTGAGGGTAAGATGAACAAGTATCTAAATAAGGTGTTGAAAACTGAAAACGTAGATTATGTCATTGCTTCTGATACTGATTCCATTTATCTTAATATGGGTCCTTTGGTTAAATGTGTATACAAGGGAAGAGAGGAGACTCGTGAGAAAGTTGTCTCGTTCCTTGACAAGTTGTGTAAAATGGAACTTGAGCCTTATATTGAAAGTGCTTATCAAGAATTGGCGGACTATGTGAATGCTTATGAGCAAAAGATGCAGATGAAACGGGAGAACATTGCTGACCGTGGAATCTGGACTGCCAAGAAAAGATACATTCTTAATGTTTGGGATAGTGAAGGTGTTCGATACGAACAACCAAAATTAAAGATTATGGGACTGGAAGCAGTTAAGTCTTCTACTCCTGCTCCTTGTCGTCAGATGATTAAGGATGCTCTCAAAATTATTATGACTAAGACTGAAGATGATATGATTGATTATATTGAACAGTCTCGGAGAGAGTTTACTAATCGTTCTGTGGAAGAAATATCATTTCCAAGAACTGTTTCTGATGTGGTAAAGCATAAAGCACACGCAACAATTTACGGAAAGGGAACTCCCATTCACGTTCGTGGTGCTCTTCTGTATAATCATTTTATTAAGGAAAAGAAACTTGATAAAAAGTATGCAGCAATTCAGAATGGTGAAAAAATTAAATTTTGTTATCTAAAACTTCCCAATCCAATCCGAGAGAATGTAATTTCTTACATTCAAGAGTTCCCCAAAGAACTGGGATTGGACAAATACATCGACTATGAACTACAATTCAACAAAGCATTCTTGGAACCTATGAGGGTTATCCTTGATGCAATTGGTTGGAAAGTCGAAAAAACAATTACTCTAGAATCATTTTTTGCCTGATGGATTTGCCTATTAACGACGAAGAACTGAATACAATTGTAAGAGCAATGGCTCTTGGTGGAGACACTGCTTTATATCAAAAACTTAAACTTGTGAAGGAACTAAAAGAACAGGGACTTCCTTATAAAAAAATCTTACGTGAAGAATATGGGATGGTAGCTTGATGGATTTTCTTAAAGATATTGTAAAAGAAATTGGAGGCGAATACACTCAACTTGCCTCTGATATTGATGAAACAGAGACTTATGTTGACACGGGTTCATTCATTTTTAATGCACTGGTTTCAGGTAGTGTACTTGGTGGTGTATCTGGGAATAAGATTACTGCTATTGCTGGAGAGTCTAGTACTGGAAAGACTTTCTTTTCTCTCGCTGTGGTTAAGAATTTCCTTGATAATAATCCCGATGGTTATTGCCTCTACTTTGATACTGAGGCTGCTATAACTAAATCCCTTCTTGCAAGTAGGGGTCTTGATACCAGTAGAGTAGTTGTTGTAAACGTGGTGACTATTGAGGAGTTCCGTTCAAAGGCACTTCGAGCGGTAGATTTGTATCTCAAAAAGAAAGAGGGTGAACGTAAACCTTGTATGTTTGTTCTTGATTCTCTTGGTATGCTTTCCACAGAAAAGGAAATTCAAGATGCTTTGGATGACAAGCAAGTTCGTGATATGACTAAATCCCAACTTGTCAAAGGTGCCTTTAGGATGCTAACCTTGAAATTGGGGCAGGCAAAGATTCCAATGATTGTTACTAATCATACTTATGATGTTGTTGGTTCCTATGTTCCAATGAAAGAAATGAGTGGGGGTTCTGGTCTTAAGTACGCAGCATCCACCATCATCTATCTTTCTAAGAAAAAAGAAAAGGATGGAACAGAAGTAGTTGGCAATATCATTAAAGCAACTACCCACAAGTCTCGTTTGAGTAAAGAGAATAAAACTGTAGAAGTTCGTCTTTACTATGATGAACGTGGACTTGATAAGTATTATGGTCTTCTTGACCTTGCTGAGAAGTATGGTATATTTGAAAAGTCTGGTACTAGGTATCAAGTTCCTGAT